AAGACTGTATCAACCGGGAATATTAAATCCGGCCCATTAGACTGCCCCGGCGGACGCATACAAGACTAATGAGCTTACTTTGTATGGAGAAATTCAAATGGCTAACACCACATTCAGCGGCCCAATACGTGCCGGTAACATCCGCAACACAACAGGTACTACAGTAGGCACTAACATTGCTAACGTTGGTCAAGTTGTAATGGCACAATCAGCAGCTGTTACTCAAGCATCAGGTGCAACAACAATCGTAATCCCAGCAAACAGCCAAATCGTTGAAATCAACGTATGGGTTACAGAAGCTTGGGACAATGCAGCGACTACATTTGGCGTAGGTACAACCGCTTTAGCTACTAAGTTCACAGCCGCAGGTGCAGTTGATGGCGTAGCAGTTGGTGTATTATCAGTAACTCCGGGCACAGACTTAACTCGCACAAATGCATTTATTGATGTAGGTACTACAGATGTTAAGATTGCTGTAACTTCTACCAACACAGGTTCTGGTACAGGCGTTATCACTGTTCGTTACGTTCAAGCTAACAACTTAACTGCTTAATTAATCTTGGGGCTTCGGCCCCGCTTTATAATCTAAGGAGATTAATTATGGCGCAAGTTTTATTAAACGCAGCTACCACTACAGGTGCTGGTACTGCTTGGCATGAGAGAGATACAATCCCAAAATATACCTATGGGTATCGTAGTTTTCAAGCTATAGGTAATACATCGGCCTCAACAGGCGCGGCAACAGTAGTAATTCAAGTAAGTAATGACGGTACAAACTACATTACTCTTGGTACAATTACGTTGTCCTTAACAACTTCGGCGAGTAGTGATGGGTTTGCAGCTGCAAATAGCTGGGAATACTATCGTGCTAATTTAACAGCAGTCTCTGGCACTAATGCCACTGTTACTGTAACGATGAAAGGTTAATTATGTCAATCGTACTTAATCCATTAGCCGCAGGCCAACCCGTAGTTTACTACAATGCTAAAACTTCACCAGCCGTAATGACAAATGGCCTTACAGTATTTAATGTATCAGGCGATGTTTTAGTATTTGCTATTTTATCTGAATGCTATACAGCTAACGGGGCAACAGCATCTACGCTTCAATACATATCTACAAACAATGCAACATCTACATCAGGTAATATGTCCGCAGCATCTGCTTCATTAGCTAATGCTGCTATTGGAGTGTCAGTAATTGCGCAATTGGGTGCGGTTGCAAACGCTCCTACAGTTACTACAGCCTCTGGCGTAGGTGTGTTCCCTTGGGGTGCTATAAGAATTCCAGGTAATAGTTCAATAAAACTAGTAGTTGGAACAGGCTCTACAACGGGTACTTGGGTGCATTATATTCAGTGGCAACCGTTAGAAGACGGAGCCACGGTAACAGCGGCGTTCTAAAGTGGCTAAAAGGTGGAAATGATAGATGAGTATAGAACGCGAACTAGCAGTACATGGAACTGAGATTAAACATCTACAAGCTGATATGGATAAGTTGGTCCAGGATATGGAATCCATCAAAGCAACGCTTAATGACATTAACACTACCCTTGCGGAAGCTCGCGGAGGTTGGCGAGTCTTGATGATGGTTGGTGGTGCTGGCGGTGCGTTAGGCGCTCTTGTCACTCAGTTCGCACATAAAATATTTGGATAAAACTATGCCAAGTACATCTAAAAAACAGCATAATCTTATGGCCGCGGCAGCGCACAACCCTGCGTTCGCCAAGAAGGTAGGAATACCAACTAAAGTAGCCAAAGAGTTTAATGCTGCTGACAAAGGCAAGACCTTTAAAAAAGGTGGTGTATCATTAGCCGTCGGTCGTGGTGAGAAACTAGCTACCGATAAAGGTGCTGGACTTACTGCCAAAGGTCGTGCAAAGTATAATGCAGCAACAGGGTCTAACTTAAAAGCTCCTCAGCCAGAAGGTGGCCCTCGCAAGAAATCATTCTGTGCACGTATGTCAGGTATGCCCGGTCCAATGAAAGACGAGAATGGCAAACCTACTCGTAAAGCAGCGTCATTAAGACGTTGGAAATGTTAATAAGGAGCTATCATGGCTAAAGAAGATTCAAAGAAAGACATGGCGCAAGACAAGAAGATGGTTAAGAAAGCCGTTGGTATGCACGATAAACAAATGCATGGCGGCAAGAAAACTGACCTAGCAACTCTTAAAAAAGGTGGTATGACTAAAGCTTGTTGCAGCGGCGGCAAAGTTAAAAAGATGGCTCGCGGTGGCGGTATTGAAGTTAAAGGTAAAACTAAAGGACGGATAATATAATGGCTGAAGCTTGGAAAGAAGCAAACCTCAAACGCATCAAGGACTACGAAGCGGTTCAAAAAGCTAAGAAAACTGTAGCTGATTATGACCCTAAAGAGCCTAATAAGCCCCAATGGAAGAAAGATAATGAAGCGCGAATCAAGGCATATGACGCTAAACAAGCCAAGGCCAAAGCAGCGGAATATAAAATGCCTAAGTCAACTACACCTGACATGGACACTACACAAGGTAATATAGGTTCACGTAATAGCTTTGATGCAGGCGAAGTAAAAACCACTGCAAGGGAAGAAACTAAAGCTACACCAGCGCCAGTCGAAGAAAGAAGCTTTACCGTAGAAGAAAAAAGCACGCCTAAAGAAGAGTCAAGGTTCAGTTCAAGCAACCCACTAGGCATGAAAAAAGGTGGTTCGATTAAAATGGCTAAAGGCGGTAAAGTTTCAACAGCATCATCACGTGGTGATGGCTGTGCTCAACGCGGTAAAACAAAAGGACGGATAGTATAATGGCTAAGAAAATAGAAGCATGGGAAGCTGAAGTAGACAACGGGTCTGCAACACCTACACCCCCAAAAAAATCTGCACCTCCGCCACCTCCTCCAGCTCCAGCTCCAAAGGCTAAGGTTAAGCCTAAACAAAAAACATACCCTATTGGGCAAACTGAAGACGACATGAGCATTAACATGAAAAAAGGTGGTACAGCTTCTAGCCGTGCAGATGGTTGCGCTCAACGTGGTAAAACCCGCGGTAAGATGGTGTAATCATGAGACCGTCTCGTGGTATGGGTGATATAGCCCCAAGTAAAATGCCTAAGAAAAAGATTATCACCCGCAAGGATGACCCTAATAAGGTTGAGCTGTTTAAAGAGGGTGGTAAAGTGGGTTTACCTGCGAGTAAAAATGTCAACGCTGCTGGTAACTACACAAAGCCTGAATTAAGGAAGCGTATAGTATCGCAAGTTAAGTCAGCTGCAACACAAGGTACCGGTGCAGGCCAATGGTCAGCTCGTAAAGCACAGCTAGTAGCTAAGAAGTATAAAGCCGCAGGTGGTGGCTATAAGTGAGTGGTTTAGCTAAAAGCCAAAAGTCGCTTAAGGCTTGGACTGAACAAAAATGGACAACCAAGTCAGGTAAGAAATCATCTGAAACAGGTGAGCGTTACTTGCCAGAGAAAGCGATTAAAGCCCTGACCCCTGCAGAGTATGCAGCGACAACCAAAGCGAAGCGTAAAGGCAAAGCAAGCGGCAAGCAGTTCGTAGCCCAGCCTGATAAGATTAAAAGCAAAGTTAAGCCATATAGGAAGGTAACATAATGCATCTGTTCAGTGTTGGAATGATATGCGGGTTCGCAATAGGTGTCCAATACGAACTAATCGAAAACGATAATTATGTTATTATAAGTTTAGGCATAATTGACATAGTAATTATTTGGTAAAAACATATGGCAACCACTGGTGTATCATCATTCAATTTAGACTTAAATGACCTCATAGAAGAGGCATTTGAGCGTTGTGGTAAAGAGCTTCGTACTGGTTACGACTTCCGCACCGCCCGTCGTAGCATCAACTTGATGACTATTGAGTGGGCTAACCGCGGCATTAACTTGTGGACAATCGAACAAGGTCAAATCCCAATCAATATAAATGCAGGGCAGATTAGCTACCCATTGCCTGTTGATACTATTGACTTACTCGACACTGTTATTCGTACAGGCTCGGCTCAGAATCAAACCGATATTAATATCAACCGCATATCCGAGTCTACCTACAGCACCATCCCTAACAAGAATGCTACAGGCCGCCCTATCCAAGTGTGGATTGACCGTCAATCAGGTAACGTTAATACATCAGCTACAACTACATTGTCAGCGGCCATCTCAGCAACAGATACAACCATTAACGTGGCAAGCACAGCTAACCTAGCTACACAAGGGTACATTAACATTGATTCAGAAACTATCCTGTATCAGAATGTAAGCGGAAACCAATTACTAAACTGCTATCGTGCGCAGAACGGTACTACTGCCGCCTCGCATATAAGCGGTTCAAGCGTGACAGTTACTAGACTACCTAACGTAAACATCTGGCCTACAGGTGTTTCAGGTACGCAATACACTCTTATTTACTACCGCCTACGTCGTTTAAACAATGCAGGCGACGGTGTTAACACACAGGACATTCCGTTCCGCTTTATACCATGTATGGTGGCAGGCTTGGCTTACTACTTGTCTATCAAACTTGAAGGTGTGCCAATGGACCGAGTATTAGGACTAAAAGCAGACTACGACCAACAGTTTGATTTAGCGGCACAAGAGGACCGTGAAAAAGCATCGATTCGTTTCGTGCCACGCAACATGAGCTATACGAGGTAAGACATGCCTACTAAGTATGCTAGTGGTAAGAATGCGATTGCCGAATGCGACCGTTGTGGTGAGCGGTATAAGCTAAAAGAACTGAAGAAACTTGTTATTAAATTGAAGCAAGTGAACATTCTGGTATGTCCGGAGTGTTGGGACCCTGACCAACCACAGCTTCATTTGGGTATGTACCCAGTGAATGACCCACAAGCAATCAGAGAACCACGGCCTGATACAAGTTACTACGCTTCAGGCTTAAGTGCTGACGGGTCAGTGTCAGAAGGTAGTCGTATATTTCAATGGGGTTGGAACCCTGTTGGAGGTGCAAGTAGTTTCGATACCCCGCTAACACCAAATGATTTGATTGCAGTGGGACAAGTAGGTATAGTGACGGTAACAACAACTTAAAGGAGTTTTAAAATGGCTTATAAATCAGGCGCCGATGGCGTAGCAAAAAAAGGTAAAACTAAAGGCAAGAACTTAGGTGATTCAGGCCCTACCGTAGGTAAACAAGCAGGCGGTAAAAAATCAAGCGGCGTTACATCCGAGGCAATGAAAGCAATGGGTCGTAACTTAGCTCGCGTTAAAAATCAAGGATAACATCATGGCTAAAAATGATTTTGTAAAAGAAACACCAGCAGATTCATACCCGTTAGGTCATGCTCGTGAGAACAAAGATGCTAGTGCATACACTGGCTTTAAATACCCATCAGGCGGTGGTAACGATATCGGTGTATACAAGCAACCAATGAGCAATACTAACACTGCAGACATCGCGTTTAAGCCCAACCCAAATACGCTTAAAGGCGTAGATGTGAACCCAACCACTGCAGCTATGTCGGTAAGCATTGGTGATAGCGGTGCTAAACGAGTTAATCCTTATGGCGCTGGCGAGATGCGTGGCTATGGTGCTGCAACTAAAGGTCGTAAAATTAGCGGTAAGATGGGTTAAGGTAGGCCAATGAACTACATAGAGCTTAGTCAAGCAATCCAATCATACGCGGAAAACACGGAGTCTCTATTTGTAGAGAACATTCCTACATTCGTGCAAGAAGCGGAAAGACGTATATTTAATACTGTTCAACTACCCTCACTACGTAAAAATGTGACAGGCACAATGACTAACGGTAACAAATATGTTGCGCTTCCTAATGATTGGTTGGCTAACTATTCTCTTGCAGTTATCGATGCAGCGGGTGCGTACAGTTATCTTCTAAATAAGGACGTTAACTTCATTCGTGAATCATACCCGACTCCTACATCAACTGGTCAGCCTAAGTACTATGCGGTATTTGGCCCTAGAATAGATGAGTTAAATGAGCTGTCTTTAATTTTAGGACCTACACCAGACTCAGCCTACGGCATGGAGCTTCATTACTTCTATTATCCAGTATCTATAGTTCAACGTCCTATAACAAGCTTAGGTACAGTTACAGGTGGTTCAGGCTACACTAACGGCACTTACTTTAATGTACCTTTAACAGGCGGTTCAGGTACTTCTGCATATGGTACAATTACGGTATCAGGTGGCGCAGTTGCTGCAGTTGCACTAGTAACAGGTGGGTCATTCTATGTTATTGGTGATATACTAACTACAGCAAATACTAATATCGGTGGTTCTGGTACAGGGTTCTCAATTCCAGTAACTAATGTAAATAACACTACTGGCACTAGCTGGCTAGGCGATAATTATGACCCTGTGCTGTTCTATGGTGCTATGCGGGAAGCAATTATTTTTATGAAAGGTGAACAAGATATGGTCACTTATTATGAAAAGATGTTCCAAGATGCTTTAGGTCAATTGAAACGCTTAGGCGATGGTTTAGAACGAGGCGACGCCTACCGTGACGGACAAACAAAACTTAGAGTAACTACTTAATTTAGGAGTAAGACATGGCAATTTCACAAGCAATGTGCACGAGCTTTAAAGTTCAATTATTGAGCGGCGCACAGAATTTTAATACGGGCACAACAAAGGTTTATAAAATCGCGTTGTTTACTTCAGCTGCTACATTAGGTGCAGGTACTACTACATACACTGGTTCTACAACTGGCGAGGTAGCTAACGGTGGCGGGTATACTACAGGCGGCAATATACTTACAGTGTCTCAAATACCAACCTCATCAGGTACTACAGCGTTTATTGACTTTGCGGATACTACTTGGTCAGCGGCGACAATCACTGCTCGCGGCGCATTGATTTATAACAGCACAGACGATACTGCAGTTGCTGTTTTAGACTTTGGTTCAGACAAGACATCAACTTCCGGTGATTTCACAATCATATTCCCAACAGCGGACGCAACAGACGCAATTATCCGTATAGCTTAGACTAGGAGTCTCAAATGGCTCTAGTTCTAAAAGACCGGGTTAAAGAATCCTCAGTATCAACAGGTACTGGGGCATTTGCGCTTGATGGTGTTGTAGGCCCATTCCAACCATTTAGTACAATTGGTAATGGTAATCAGACGTACTATGCAATAGTAGGGCAAACCACAACTGAATGGGAAGTAGGCATTGGTACATACAACTCTGGTACTGATTCTATATCACGCGACACTATTCTTGCCTCATCTAATAGCAACACAATCGTTACCTTCTCTGCTGGTACTAAAGACGTATTTTGTACGTATCCGTCTGAGCAAGCGGTTTATCAAGAGGTAGATGGTAGCCTTAAACTTATTGCGGGGGTTATTGAAGTTTCTTTAGATGGAACTCATGGCACAACTTTAAATAACACCGCATTCCAAGCGTTTGCTACTACTAATAGCTTCCTACAAAACAACATACAAAACTTAGATAGCGGTTC